AATGGAAAAGCATTTATTTGAAAATAAGCGGATCACCTTGCCAAGATTTATCTGCTGCTGGAAAAAAGACTGGAATAAATGGAAAAAAATCTTCTTTATTTTTTGTTTTTGTCGACATATTAAACCATATTAAACAACTTAATCCAAACGTATTATTTCTTCAAGAAAATGTAGGTTCAGCGAGTAAATTAGATGTAGGTATTATGAGTCGTGCATTAGGTGTTTATCCTGTGCGTATCAATTCAAAATTAGTTGTAGCACAGTTACGTGATAGATACTATTGGAGTAATATACGTACAAAACAAGATGGAATGTTTGGAGATTTAGTTACAGATATTCCACAGCCTAAGGATAGAAAAATAATGTTTAAGGATATATTAGAAAGTGGAGTTACAAAATTCGATAAATCAGATTGCCTACTTGAAAATGCTTATAAAGATTTATATAAAGATATGGATAAATTTAAAGATTTTCTTATAAAGAAAGAAAAGGAAGGTTTTCTACGTAAAAATTATGTTATTGAAATAGAAACTAATCTTATTTATAAGGAAAATAACGAGTTAAGAGTTAAAACAAATACAAATAAAGGATTTGATATTTTAACCGAAAACGATTGTTTAGATTTATCTTTTCCTACAAGCACAACAAGAAGAGGCAGAGTAACAAAAGGTAAAAGTCCTTGTTTAATGGAGTCTGTTAATAATCTTTATGCTTTACAAAATTACAGAGTTAGAAATTTAACTAAAACTGAATTTTGCAGATTGCAAGGATTTCCAGATTATTATTGTGATATTTTATCAATTAAAAAAAGCATCAGTTTATTAGGGGATGGTTGGACATTACCAGTGATTGAGCATATATTTAGTTTTATTAAAAAATAGCATGAAGACTTTAAGAGACTACCAACTAGACCTATCACAAAAAGCAGTTGAGATACTACGAGACAAGAATATAGTGTATCTCGCTATGGAAGTTCGTCTAGGCAAAACTTTGACAGCATTAAATACATGTGAATTATTTGGTGCTAAGTCAGTCTTATTTGTGACTAAAAAGAAAGCGATGAGTTCTATTGAATCAGATTATGCAAGTATGCCTTTTTCTTTTGATTTAGCAGTTATAAATACCGAGTCAATACATAAGGCAGTAGGACAATTTGATGTAGTTATAAGTGATGAGAATCACAAATACGGAAGTTATCCTAAGCCAGGTAAAGGTGCCAAAGAATTTAAACAACGATACTCACATTTGCCACTTATATTCTTAAGTGGTACCCCTCATCCTGAGAATTATAGCCAAGTATACCATCAGTTTTGGATTAGTAAGCATACACCATTCCATCAGTACCCAACATTCTACAAGTGGGCTAGTGTATTTGTCGACATTAAAGTAAAGCATTTAGGATACGGAATGATTAAAGACTATTCAGGAGGTAAAAAAGAATTAATTGAACAAGTAATTAAACCATATATGATAACGTACACACAAAAAGAGGCTGGATTCAGCTCAACAATCAACGAGAAGATAATATACGTTGACATGAAAGAATCAACATACGCATTAATTAAGCGCTTAGAGAATGATTTAGTAGTGCAAGGTAAGCAAGAAGTAATATTAGGAGATACATCTGTTAAATTGATGAGTAAACTACACCAGTTATATTCAGGAACTATCAAATTTGAATCAGGAAATACAGCCGTATTAGATTACTCCAAAGCAATACGTATCTACACAATGTTTAAGACTAGACAAATTGCTATATTCTATAAGTTTAAAGCAGAATTAGATGCATTAGAATTCATTTTTGGAGATACACTTACTACCGACTTAAACGAATTCAACACAACAACTAAGTCAATTGCGTATCAAATCGTGTCAGGGCGTGAGGGTGTAAACTTATCTAGAGCGTCTTCATTAGTTTACTACAATATAGATTTTAGTGCAGTATCTTATTGGCAGTCGAGAGACAGATTAACAACAATGGATAGACTAGAGAACAACGTATATTGGTTCTTTGCTAAGAATGGAATAGAAGATAAGATATACAAAGCCGTAATGAACAAAAAGAACTACACATTAAACGTATTTAAAAATGACTTCAGAAAGTAAGATACAAGCAAGCTGCATAACGTATGCTAAAAAACAAGGCTGGTTTGTGCTAAAAGTTATTCGGTGTAATGTTAATGGATATCCTGACTGTACCTTTTTTAAGGATGGAAAAACATTCTTTGTTGAATTTAAAACAGCTATCGGAAAGCAGTCGGAGTTACAGAAATACGTTGAAAGTGAATTAATTAAGCAAGGATTTAAATACTTTCTTATTAGGGACTTAAAAGAATTTCAAAAAATTATTACTGAAATGTGATATTATTATAATAAAATAGTTATATTTGTCGTATAGAAACAATTTAATATTTGAATTATGAGTTATCCAAGTCCTTATTTAAAAGCAAAGTTTAAGATGAATTATGCTACAGGAGAATGTAAATTAGTAAAAGAAGAAAGTAACGATTTAGTAACGTACTTAACAGAGGTAAAAGCTTCGATAGTACACTTTCAAGAAACGTATGGAGACAATGATTTTTCCAATGGTCAAGTGTTTATGATAGATAGAATTTTAAATAAAATAAAAGAAGATGAAGATAGTAGCGAACTTAACGGATAAGCACGAAGCTAATCTAAAAGTAATCAAAAGACTTGGTTACATATTAGGTGAAGAAGTAAACACTAAACCACAACAAGTATCACTAGCGATGGATTTATTGCAGTACTTAATGTGGGAATTTAGCGAGTCAGAAATACAAGAAATATATATTAAAAATAAATAGTCATGAAAGAGCATAATATAGATGCAATGAAGTACCGTAAACATTCGCATCTTGCTGGTGTAGATGTTTCAATAATTGCAAGTGAGAAAGGTAAGTGCGTACTTACAATCAAAGATGCATATTACTCTAAAGGTGTAGACGTATCAGGAAATAGAACGGACGGTTACTTCCTAGAGTTTGTTGAAGATGTAATGGACATGGTAGTTAATTCTTCCAATAGAAAGCAGATTAGTCAAAACCTGGTACTAGAGAAAGGCTTATCTTTAGTTGATAGTCGCAACATTGGTAATTGGATTGGTTACAAAATAGAACTTTACCACGATGAAACGATTAGAATGATGGGTAAGATAGTTGGAGGAATCAGAGTTAAAGGATTCAAAGCATTACCAAACTTAGAGCCAAACACACCAAACTTCGATGCAGTTAAGAAAGCATTACAAGGTGGTAATTACACAATAGAACAAGTAAAAACGAAGTATAACGTGACTGATGCAGTTGCTAAATTATTGAACGATGGAAAATAAGATATACAGACATAGGGCATCAGCAGCTGGATTGCTTTTAACGAATGGCAAAGACGAGTTAAAGTTAGGTGCTACAATGACTACCCACTTAAAGAAGTGGTATGCAGAGCAAAAGTCTGGGGTACGTGAAGATATTCGTTCCAAGTATTTCGACAAGGGAAATATGTGTGAAGCAGATGCTATTGATATTACAGCAGAACGATTAGGATTAGGAATACTAGAAAAGAATCAAGTACACTTCAACGATGAACACTTTCAAGGTACACCTGACGTTTATACAGACGAGTTAGTTATCGATACTAAATGCTCATGGGACTACACCACGTTTTTAGATGCTGTAACATCACCAATCAATAAAGACTATGAAGCACAACTACAAGTGTACATGCATTTGTTAGGATTGAAGAAAGCTAAGTTAGTTTATGTAATGTTAGACACACCAGCTGAAGCTAATTACGGAGAGGATATATTCTACTCACACCTTCCTATTGAGCAACGATTCTTTGCGTTTGACTTGGAATATGATAAAGAAATGATTGAAGCAATGCAAGAGAAGGTTTTGAATTGTAGAGCGTTTTTAAAAAAATACGATGAAAGAATCAGTACGTTACTTAGATAAGAGAGATAACACCATTGTCACGTTAATACTTCGTGGCAATGGATTCATACGAGTAAAGCCAGCGAAAGGGTTGGACATCGTGATGTCAGTAGAATGTTTTAAAACTAATTTTAAGAAAATATGAGTAATGTAATAAAAAATGTAAGTCAGGTATTATGTTTAATGCAGTTGACTATGGAGAAGTTAGAAGAACTTCCTGAAGATAATATATTTGTTGAAGCAAATAAACCACAAATTGAAGAGTTTATTAAGTTCTTAGAGGGTAATGTTGAATCACTAACGGAAGTAATGACAATAAAACAATCAGATAATTATGTTTATATTTGTCGAAATATGAGAAAGGTAATTGACAAAATCAAACTACTATGAAACTAATATTAATCATGTGTTTATTCTGCTATCCGTTCAAATGCTTTCTTGGATAGGTCTAGTGTTACTTTGCTAAAACTTCCTGTATCGGTAACTTTAACTATCACACTCTTTCCGTTGTCTAAGTTAGTAACTTTTAGTTTAGTTCCTAGCTTATGAGTATTGGAAGCACAGGTTAATCTATTCTCGTTATATACTTCACCACTCTTTGTAACCTTACCATGAAACGATTAGAATGATGGGTAAGATAGTTGGAGGAATCAGAGTTAAAGGATTCAAAGCATTACCAAACTTAGAGCCAAACACACCAAACTTCGATGCAGTTAAGAAAGCATTACAAGG